CTTAGTATTTGAAATGGCTATTAGTATGGAGGATACAATTCTTCCACCTTCGTATTATGACTACATTGGTTTCTTTGGACACCAAGAAGTTTATCCATTTGATATTGATTGTGTTGCAATATATTCATACATAGTCCCAGAACAAGTTGCTAAAAGAAGATTTATTTATGGACAGGGTGTAGATAATCCAGAAAACATAATTTCTAATTTTGACGGAGAGTCTATATATGTAGATTTTCCATATGCAAAATATACAAGCACTATAAACTATCCAGATATGACTGGGTGGAATGCAGGATTTTTTAGTAATCTAAATACTACATCTAAGTTTTTAACATTCCCACAATATGCTGTGCCAGAAATTATATTTGGTGGAGATGTTGCTGCAGTATTTGACATTGACGTAGAGTCAAGAACGTGGACTGAAGCAAATGAAAGAACTTGGGGAGAATGGTATGTAGGGTTGTGGGATAACGTAAGACTTGTATATTCTGCTGAATTTTATACAGACAACTATTCTATTCAAGATGAAGATTATCCATTTATTAAACTAAGACCAAACACAGTTTACGATCCTGTATATCCAACAATATACTTTAACTCAGCAAACCCTATAGACACTCCAGTAAAATCTATTTTTGGAACCTTTAAGTCACCAGACTCATTGCCAGCAACAGAGCAAGTCTTAATGTATTTTACAAACAAAGTTAACTCTAATACCTTTAAGGTTTCTCTCACTAACAATGATTTAAAATATATATTTACATCATCTTCTGGATCAACACTTTTAGAAAACAGATCAATTTCAGCAAGCAGCAATTTTGTTGCTGGATTTGATATAGATGAAATTACTAATAACTATAATGCTGTTATAGGAAACTTTTTTTCTAATCCTCAAAATATATCACTTAATCTTGGAGGGTATGAAGAATCAGTATTTGATGGAAAGATATACGGACTAACCTTTAACAATAGATTATTTACAGATAAAGACTTATCTTCTTATATAGACCAGGATGGAATATTTGAAACAACACATGATGAATACTTATTTAGATATGTAGGAAACTACACAATGACAGTTCAAACAGCAAATAGGGGAATAGTTCTAGACGTTGGAGTTACTGGCTACTGGGAAGACTCTGTGCCATTATCATACTTTGGAAAACTTGTTCAGTCAGAAAATTCTAATTCATACTATGACCTTGATATGATTCAATTCAACATAGATTATCCGTCACCATTAATAACAAGCGGTTCAATACTAAATTCTACAGAAGATGATTTTAGAATAAAAACTTTTATAACATTACAAAACTTTGAAGAAGTAGGAGAAATACCTTACTCAAACTATACACAAACTCAAACCATAGGCTCAAACAGAGTTCTTGATTTTGATAATACAGAAGATATCATTGTTACTAAATTTGAGGTAGTAGACGGAACAGTTATATTCCCTCCAAAAGAACTTGTAGATTTTGAAGAATATTATATTACTACACACCTAGAGGCTAGATCAAGGGGTATTTATAGTAAGCCACTACTACTTAAAAGAATGTCATTATCATCTCTAGCATTTGATGAAACAGATTTTTATTCTATAGGAACTAGAACAGGTAATGAAATATATCCATTCACAAGGTATGATTCAAACTATTCTTATAAAGATAAAAACCCATTTGTAATATACAAAGAATCTACTCCATATTTATATTTAACTGGAGATTCTGGAATTTCTATTTTAGATTATGAAAGCAATGCGGATAGAGGTATATCAATACCAATAAACCAACAAAAGAGTTCTGATTATTTGCTCGGTGGAGTCCAAATTTGGATGTTTTACAACCAATCAGAAACAATCAATGATACAGTAAAAATCGCTAGAATAACATCTATTGATCGAACTGTAGACATTTACTTGATACCAGAAACTAGCAGCAACAGGGCAAAAATTGCTGCCTATGACCCCAACACTGGTATTCAAGATTTTGATGCTCAATTCTATCAAAATGGGGTATTCTTAGAAAATCCATACATAGAACCACTATCTTGGAACTCAATAGTTATAGCCTTTGGAACATCTTTAGATTTAGATTCATATACTGGGCAACTAGAACTTTATAAAGGATTCTTATTTAACAATATAGGCTTATATAAAAAGTCAACAGATATTCTTGGAACTACGATTGAAGTTTATAGTTGGCAAGATTTTAGACAAGTTACCACAGTCATTGATGGAGAATCTGTTCCAGTACTTCAAACATGGCAAAGCAAAATGGACAATATTTGGTCAGACTTTCCTGAAGAGGTTATTGACACTACTTATACAATAGACGGTAGAAACATTTATGAGTCATATTTAGGACTTTCTAAAGCAGTTTCAGACGATGAAAGTATACTTTTAGTTAATTCTGATGGAGTAAACATATTAACAAATGTAACTTGGAACGAGTATAGCGGAAGACCTGTATAATCTGATATAATTGGGTTATGAATAATAAAAATATTGACAAAAACGGTAAATCTAAGTTACAAGTTTTAAATAAACAACAAAGATATGGCCTATATGTGTGGCAGATGGATCATAATGGAAAGGCTTTTGGAGACAAAGGTGGCAACGTTATGAATATTCCAGGAAATGCATACGATTTAGACAAAATGGCTAAGGTAGCACAAGCCGCCAGATATTATAATGCTCCAGCAGGAAAAGTAATTTTTATGCCAGGAGTAAGAAGGGTTTCTGAAATGGAATACTCTGAACAACTTGGAAGAATGAAAGAAGGATATATTGCCAGCGAAACCGACATTGGTGCCTGGATGGATGCAACAAAGGGGATAAAGACAAATGGAGAATGAAGAATTAGAATCTATTGCAAGAATAGATAATTTAGATAGAATGGAAAGACCAGAAAAAAGTGATGACTTTATGGTCGATGCAGAATTAGCAAAAACATATACAGGACTAGACTCAAATTTTAAACGCAGAGCAACCAGATCAATAAGCAAGGCATTTACTGGTCAAGAAAATACAGGATCAAAACAATTATTTCAAGAACAAGACATAGTTACAGCATACGGTCTTTATGACGTAGTCGTTCCACCATACAACTTAGATGAATTAGCATTCTTTTACGAAAACTCATTTGCTAACCATGCTGCTATAAATGCTAAAGTAGCAAACACTGTTGGCTTGGGGTATTCATTTATAAATACAGACTCAACTTTAGCAAGACTAGAAGATGCTGAATCAGATGAACAACTAATTAGAGCACAAAGAAAAATTCAAAGATTAAAGGCTCAGATGACTGAGTGGTTAGAAGAACTAAACGATGAAGATACCTTTAGTCATATTTTAGAAAAAGTGTACATAGATGCTGAATCAACAGGAAATGGTTATATAGAAATTGGAAGAAAAGTTAACGGAGAAATTGGATACGTTGGACATATCCCATCAACCACAGTTCGTGTAAGAAGATTACGAGATGGCTACATCCAGATAGTAAATCAAAGAGTAGTTTACTTTAGAAATTTTCAAGGCAAAGAATCAAACCCAGTAACTAACGATCCTAGACCAAACGAACTAATTCACATTAAAAAATATTCACCAAAGACTTCTTATTATGGAGTTCCAGACACAGTAGCATCATCTGTTGCTATGGTTGGAGATAATTTAGCGGGTAGATATAATATTGATTATTTTGAAAACAAAGCAGTGCCAAGATATATAGTTACTCTAAAAGGAGCAAAACTATCATCTGATGCAGAAGATAAATTATTTAGATTCTTGCAATCAGGTCTTCGTGGTCAAAACCATAGAACTCTATATATACCACTTCCAGGAGATTCTACAGACAATAAAGTAGACTTTAAAATGGAACCTATTGAAAATGGAATACAAGAAGGATCATTTGAAAAGTATCGTAAATCAAACCGTGACGATATCTTAATGGCTCATCAAGTTCCATTCTCTAAAGTAGGAGGAGGTGCTGGAGTCTCAATAGCCTCAGCAATATCTTCGGATAGAACCTTTAAAGAGCAGGTTGCAAGACCAGCACAAAGAAACCTAGAAAAGGTTATAAACAAAATTATAAAAGAAAAAACTGATACTGTTGCTTTTAAACTTAACGAACTAACCCTGACCGATGAGACTACTCAAAGTCAAATTGATGAACGATACCTAAGAATGCAGGTAGTTGTTCCCAATGAGGTTCGTGAAAGACTTGGATACCCATCAAGAATGGGTGGACAAGAGCCTATTGTTTTAGGTGCTCAACAAAGAGCAGAGATTACATCTCAAGCCTCTGGCAATAGAATGAGGGATCAACAAAGAACTGATAACAACAGCGATTCTACTTCAACCACTACAGGACGAGGTCCTGGTGGCGAGGGTAGAACGGTGCAGTAATAAATAGTTACAATTTTTCAAATCTCTTATAAACACTTATATAATGGAAGTAGTATGACTAATTTGCATAAAGCATTTTGGCACTCAGAAGATAACTCTATCAAGTTATCTATGCCAATCGCTAAAATAGATAAAGAGAAACGAACCGTTTCTGGGTTTGCCACCCTCGACAATGTTGACAAGCAGTCAGACATTGTTCCTACTGATGTAAGTATAAAGGCATTTGAAAGGTTCCGTGGAAATTTACGTGAAATGCACATGCCAGTGGCTGTGGGTAGAGTAATGTCATTTAAGTCAGATAAATTTTACGACAAAGAAAAAGATAAATTTTACAATGGAGTGTACGTAGATGCATATATTTCTAAAGGTGCTCAAGATACTTGGGAAAAAGTTCTTGATGGCACTCTTTCTGGTTTTTCTATTGGTGGCAGCATCAAAGATACGGAAGACCAATACGACCCAGAAATGGATAAATCCATTAGGGTTATTAAAGATTACGAACTCCACGAATTATCGCTTGTAGATAATCCTGCAAATCAATTTGCTAATATTGTATCTATTCAAAAAGCAGAAGATGGACAAAATACTTTTGACGGTATAATGACAAAAATGTCACTTGAAAATGTATACTGGTCTAAAGAAAATAATATTGTAAGACTATCTAAAGAAGAAGATATTAGATCAGGAGAAACTTTAATAGGTTTTGTAGAAACAACTGATAATGAAAAAAACGAAGTAATTAAGAATTTAATTAAAGCACATCATGGAACTATGACTAATGAAAATGTTCCTACTAAAAATCCTACAACAATTAAACCTAAGAAAAAAAAGAAAGATGACGAAGAAGATATGGACAAAGCGTCAAATGTTAAAGTTGGCGACATGGTTTCATGGAACTCAAGCGGTGGTACTGCAAGAGGAAAAGTAACTAGGGTCGTTCGCAATGGAAAAATAAAAGTTCCAAATAGTTCTTTTACTATTACAGGAACTCCAGAAGATCCAGCAGTTGCTATTAGGCTCTACCGTGACGGTAAACCAACTGACACAATTGTAGGACACAAAATGAAAACTCTAAGAAGAGTTTCAATGAAATCAGAACAAGTTTCTGATAATTCTAATAAGGAGGTAAATGATATGGCAAAAACAGAACAAGAAGCAGCAGTAGTTGCAGAAGATGTTCAAATTGAAAAAACAGAAGTTGTAGAAGACGAATTAGTCGTTGTAGACGAAATCGTTAAGTCTGATTCAGATGCTCCAGCAGATGCACCAGCAGAAGCAGTAGCAGAAGATGTTGTAGCAGAAGAAGTAGTAGCACCAGTTGCTCCTGCAGAAGATGCACCAGCAGAAGACGCACCAGCAGACGTTGAAAAAGCCGTAGAAAGCAAAGATAATGACTTAGCAAATGCTGTAAATACAGTTAAAGTTTCTGTAGAAGAAATTAGCAAGTCAGTTACCGCAGCAGTTGGAGAATTAGCAGCAACTGTAAAATCAATTAATGAACAACTTGCCGAATTAACAAAGAGCGTTGCAAACGTAACAGAGGAAGTTACATCAGTAAAAAGCAATGTAGAAGAGTTTGGAAAGCGTGTCGATGCAGTTGAAGATGACACCGCTATCCGTAAGTCTGGCGACCTCGGCGGGGTCGTGCAGGGAAATAAAATAAAAAAAGGATCGATGTGGGGCGGGCGTTTCCTCAATACCGCTGACCTCTATCGTTAAACAAAATTCACTGGGAGGTGAAAAAAACATGTCAGAAGAACAAATTTTAGAAAAGGCAGCCGTTACAGGCGTTATTGCTTCAGGAGGAGTTGGTGGAGTTGCTACTCCAGCATCACAACTTGGACCAGTAGGAACCGCAAAACCATCAGATGGTGGTGGTATCCTAAACGCTGAACAGTCAGCCCAATTTATCGAATATATTTTCGAACAACAAGTTCTTGCTCGTGATGGTCGCCGTGTAACAATGCGTGGCAACACAGCAGAACTAGAGAAGTTAAATGTTGGTGAACGTGTAATCCGTGCTGCTGCACAAGCAGACTCTACATACACTAACGCTGGAGTTACTTTCACAAAAGTTGAAATCACAACTAAAAAAGTTAGATTAGACTGGGAAGTATCATCAGAAGCACTTGAAGACAATATCGAAGGCGCAGGATTGGAAGACCACTTGGTCCGTACAATGACTCGTGCATTCGCTAACGATCTTGAAGACTTAGCAATCAACGGAACAGGTACAGGAACAAATACATTCCTGAACATCCTTGAAGGCTTTTATGTAAAAGAACAAACTGGTAACAGTGCTGGTACATTTGGTACAGACGTTGAAGACTTGCAAGCACTTGTGCTAGCAATGCCACGTAAGTATCGTGCATCAAGAGCAGCCATGAAGTTCTATGCTTCTAGCGAAACAGTAGCCGATATCATTAATGGTCTTGGCTCATCTGGTAACCTACCTTCAGAAAGAATCGTAGAACGCGTTATTGACGGTGTAGCACCACAAACATTAGGTGCTCCAATCCAATACCGTGTACTAGGTATTCCTTTGGTAGAAGTACCATTGATGCCTGCAGGATTCGTATCTTTGACATTCCCAGAAAATCGTATTTGGGGATTCCAAAGAGACGTTACTGTTCATCGTGAGTTCCAACCTAAGAAAGATACTATTGAATATACTACTTTCTTACGTTTCGGAGCACAAATCGAAGAAACAGATGCAGTAGCATACGCAAAACAATAACCTAAATTATTTAGGGAATTAGAGGGGGAGACACCAAAAATGTCTCCCCTTCAACATTTTATATAAATGATATAATTAGTAAGGAGGAATTTTATTTATTATGGAAATATTAAATGAAAGACAATATAAAAAAGTTACTTCACTTACCGCGACCTTTACAGTTTCTCCAAGTGGAACATACACATTAGACTACGAAGACCTTTACACAAAAGAATTATTTTCAACATCTGCATCAACAGTTTCTGGAGCAGTCTCATTTACTTTAGATCCACAATACTTAGACTATACAGGATCACTAGCAGCATCTGTTAAAGACTCAAGTGGTAATACTGTTATCATGACAAACATAGAAATTATTAGACCATATTGCAACCTAGACTCAATTGCCTCTGCATTATCAATTACTGACGGTAGTGAAATAGGATATGAAAGATTAGCAAGATATATTATAGACTCTCAAACACAAGGCTTTCCATTTGCTAGAAAAGAAAAAGATATTGTAGGTATGGGAATGGATTACCTACCTATTGATGAAAAGATTTATAAGATATATAAAGTGTATCAAAATGAAGAATTAGTCTATGATTCAAATCTTAGTGCTAGCGTAAACCTTATAACATTTGAAATTACTAAAGATGGTTCTTCAATTACAAATGTAGAAAACGAATCCGATGCTGAAAACAAAAGTAATTATAGACCAGTATGGCACGAGAGATATTTAGACTCTACCTTTTCAGAAGGATCAGAATATAGGGTAGATGCTGATTATGGCTGGAAAGTGGTCCCACAGGACATTCAAGAAGCGTGTGAGATGTTGATCCAAGACATTAAGTCGGATAACTTAAGGTATGTAAATAGATATATTGAATCATTTGATAATGAAGATTTTAAGATTAAATTTGCTAAGAATCCTAGTGTAGGCACTGGCAACATGTTTGTAGATAAAATCTTGGAGAAATATAGAAATAGGCTCCGTATCGGGGTATTGTAATGATACTTCCTTCATCAAGTCTTGACGATATACTATTTCCAATGACTGCAGATTTATATTATGCAGAAACTATTCAAACAGAATATGGAAATGTTTTAAAGACTTGGAACAGAGATAGAGAAATAGATTGTTCAATAATCAGTGAACTTTCAAATCGTGGATTTGCTGGAGAAGTAAAAACAAAGGGTACAGATTTAATTTATGATTCAAATGCCTTTCTTAGAACTAAAGAAGATATTAGAAAAAAAGCAAGTGGTAAATACTACCCTATAACAGATATTGCTATAACAAATATAAAAGATCCATCTGGAAACGATGTATGGATTAATGGTCAAAATTTAAATAATTCAGCAGGGGCTGTTAAAACAAAATATGAAGTAAAAACTATAGTACCTACATTTGACTATAACCATAACTTA